ACATGGCACCGCGGCACACGAAGAGTGAGTTTGCGTCCTTCCTGTTTCCTGCGTGGATGATGGGCCGTAATCCGAAGATGAAGATCATTCAGGCGACACACACGACTGAGTTGGCAGTTAACTTTGGGCGTAAGACAAAGAACCTTTTGGAAACGGACGAGTACAAAGAAGTTTTCACTGGGGTAAAGTTAGCGTCGGACAGTAAGGCCTCGGGCCGTTGGGATACGAGCGCGGGCGGTATGTATTATGCCGTGGGCGTCGGATCAAACTTAGCGGGCCGTGGTGGTGATTTAATTATTATTGATGATCCTCACTCGGAGCAGACAGCGATGTCGGCGGCAGGCTTTGACGATGCGTGGGACTGGTACACGGGCGGACCTCGACAGCGATTGCAGCCCGGTGGTTCGATTGTGATTGTACAGACGCGTTGGTCTGAGAAGGACATGACGGGGCAACTGCTTCGATCTATGGCAAAAGACCCTTTGGCGGATCAATGGGAGGTTGTGGAACTTCCTGCGATATTTGAGGATGGGACTCCGTGTTGGCCTGAGTATTGGAGTCTTGAAGATTTGACCGCGGTCCGCGCATCAATACCTCCGAGCAAGTGGAACGCTCAGTATCAGCAAAACCCTACGGGTGAAGAAAACGCTATCATTAAGCGTGAGTGGTGGCGGATATGGGAAAAGGAGAAGGTTCCCCAGTTGGAGTTTGTGATCCAGAGTTACGATACGGCATTTTCTAAGAAACAGACGGCGGATTATTCTGCGATTACGACGTGGGGGGTATTTTATCCCAATGAAGGTGGTAGTGGTCCAAATTTAATTTTGTTGGATAGTGTGAAAGGGCGTTGGGATTTCCCGGAGTTGAAGGAGAAAGCATTAGAGCTTTATAATTTTTGGGAACCTGATACAGTAATAATAGAAGCAAAAGCGAGTGGAACGCCATTGACGCAAGAATTACGTGCGCAGGGTATACCTGTTGTTAATTTTACGCCGAGTCGTGGTAATGACAAGGTAACGAGGGTTCACAGTGTGTCACCTTTGTTTGAAGCTGGCATGGTCTGGGTCCCGGATGAGACTTGGGCTGACGAATTAGTAGAAGAGGTTGCGGCTTTCCCGAACGGAGAGTTTGACGACTTGGTAGATAGTATGACACAAGCCCTTATGCGGTATCGTCAAGGTAATTTTGTGCGTCTTCCAACTGATGACTGGGAAGATGACGAAAACTCTGCTAAAGTGAGTGTGTATTATTAACCCTATGATGGAAGGTCTGCGTATGAACCAAACTGCGGTGAACCTTGGAGCAGGCGGCTTTGTCTCGTATTTCGAGGACGGAGGTGCTGCTGTCATTTTAGACTCGTCCATGGAAAATAATCAAGAGTTTTCTGAGGAACCTGCCTATGTTGAGCAAGGTGTTGGATCGTTTATCGCAGATCAATTTTTTTCTGATCCCCCAGAAGGCACGGAAGGCATCCCTTTACCTCTTAATGCCTCTACTCAAGATGACATACGAAGTTCTGGTCGCACAAATTCAGAAAATCGAGATGTATATTATCCGGAAGGGCAAACCTTTTTTGAAACGCTTGCGGACGATTATAACTACCCTACTGAAGAATTGTCTGATGGTGTCTACGGTATTGATCCTGTGGATGGTGCAACGCGCCATCAACGTCCGCGTCGCGATATGCCGACTCCTCAAGAACTGGAAGATGTAAGAGCGCACATGCTGGGTTCGGCCATCACGGCCCGCGGCTATGGGCCCGAGACATCTAGGAAAGTCGGCAATGTTAATGAAATGTTCTTTGGTAATCGCGCTCATGCGACCATGGACAAGCGGAACAATGCGGTAGGAATCAATCTTTTTAAGAAAGCTGGCATAGATGCAAGTACGCCGCAACTTACAGAAATGGTAGACAAACGCATCTTTGAACAGTTAAATGTAATTCTAGGTAGGAAACCGGAGGAACAGGGTCCCCCGACTGACAAGCCGCGATGGAGTGAGAATTTCAGGAGTCCCGCAGATGGGCCTGACTTATACTTCCCTCGTGACAACTCAGGTTATTTCTTACCGGATCATTAGGAGCGTTTATGGCTAACGGAAAAACAAATGCGGGTTTGATGGACAGAAACATTCCATCTCAAATGAACATGGATGACATGTCTGCTGAGATTGAACTGGAACTTCCCGACTCACAAAACGACGTTATGGCTATGATTAGGGCCGAAGATGTCGGGGCTATTGAAATCACACCTGAAGATGACGGTGGGGTTATCATTGATTTTGACCCGAGCGATCAACGGGGCGAGAACCAAGAATTTGATGCAAACCTCGCGGAAGAGATTCCGGACCGTGAGCTGGGGCGCATATCCTCTGAGCTGCTGGGCGAGTTTGATGCTAACAAAGCCAGTCGTCAAGATTGGGAAGAAGCGTATTCCAATGGCCTTGAGCTGTTGGGCTTTAACTACGAAGAGCGCACACAGCCTTTCCGTGGAGCCTCCGGTGTAACGCATCCTTTATTAGCAGAAGCTGCCACACAGTTCCAAGCACAAGCCTTTAACGAATTACTGCCTCCTTCGGGCCCTGTCCGCACGGTAGTGATGGGTAAGAGCACTACTAAGAAAGCACAGCAAGCGCAGCGCGTTCAGTCGTTCATGAACTACTACATTACGAATGTTATGGAAGAATACACTCCAGACATGGATCAAATGTTGTTCTTTTTGCCGTTAGCGGGCTCTACTTTTAAGAAAACATATTACGATGAGACGCTTGATAGAGCTGTCTCTAAGTTCGTTCCTGCGGAGAACCTAGTTGTTCCGTATGAGACTGCGGACCTTGCTTCATGTCCTAACATTACACAAGTCGTTCGCATGTCGTTAAACGATTTGCGTAAGCGACAGGTAGCGGGACTGTACTTAGATGTTGAAGTAATTCCCTCACAGAAAGAATTGACTTCGCTTACGGGAGAGATGGACCGTCTAGTTGGAGTGGAAGCCAATCAGATTGATTATGACTGCACAATATTAGAGTGTCATGTGGATTTGGACCTCGAAGGCTATGAAGACATTGATGAAGACGACGAGTTTACGGGGATTAAAATTCCTTATATTGTCACGATTTCCGAGGATAATGGACAGGTTTTATCAATTCGTCGCAACTATCTCGAAGAGGATTCCCTCCGTAAGAAGATCAGTTACTTCACACACTACAAGTTTTTACCCGGTTTTGGCTTTTACGGTCTAGGCTTGATACACACTATTGGTGGCTTGTCCCGGACAGCGACTTCTGCACTTCGACAGTTGATTGATGCCGGTACGCTCTCTAACCTTCCTGCTGGCTTCAAGGCTCGAGGACTACGGATCAGGGATGACGATGAACATTTACAACCCGGTGAGTTCCGAGATGTGGACGCGCCCGGTGGAGCGATTCGAGACAGCTTAATGCCGTTACCTTTTAAGGGCCCTGACCAAACATTGTTTCAATTACTTGGATTTGTAGTTGATGCCGCACAACGGTTTGCCACGATTACTGATCTTAAAGTAGGTGATGGTAATCAACAGGCTGCTGTTGGTACGACGATGGCTATGATGGAGCAAGGCGCACGTGTAATGAGCGCGGTCCATAAGCGTTTACATTATGCTATGCGTCAGGAATTTAAGATTCTTGCCCGAGTGATGTCTGAGAGTTTGCCCCAAGAGTACCCGTATTCTGTTCCGGGTGGCGATGAAACGATTATGCGGGAGGACTTTGATGACCGTGTTGACGTTGTTCCGGTCAGTAATCCTAATGTATTTAGTCAAGCACAGCGTATAATGTTGGCTCAGACGAAGATGCAGCTCGCGGCCCAAGCCCCAGAAATACATAACCTCCATGAAGTTTACCGTGATATGTACGAAGCGTTGGGTGTTACCGACAGAGATCGCATAATGAAATCTGTGCCTGCGGAAGAGCCTACACCTATTGATCCCGCACAAGAAAACATTAACTCTTTAGATATGCTTCCGCTTAAAGCCTTTGAAGGTCAAGACCACGAGGCGCATATTAAAGCGCACTTGGTTTTTGGAACGAGTCCTATTGTTGGTAGTATGCCTCCGGTAGCGATGACGCTTCAAAAGCATGTTATGGAACACGTGCAGATTTCCTCTAAGGAACAAGCCGCCGTTGCTTACTTGCAACAGGTTCAGCAATCCGGTGGTCAACCAGCAGACGAAGAGCAGATGCTTGAAATTGAGCGTATGACTGCGCAGTTTATTGCAGAAGGTCTGCAAAAAGTGAAAGACATGTCTGGGGAAATGTCGGGTGCAGGTGCCCCTGATCCATTGGTTCAGTTGAAGGAAAAGGAGATTGAGGTTAAGTCGCAGGAGAATCAAGCGGATAATCAGATTGATCAAGCCAAGTTACAGCTGGATCAAAAGAATCAAGCAATGCGGTCGGAGCAATTTGGTAAACGGATTGCGGCCCAAGAACGTCAGACAGGCGCTCGTATTCAATCAGCAATGGACAGAGAACTACTTAAACAAACTAATCGGGATAATTAATCATGAAAAATCGAACAGTAAAAGTAAACGGGTCTACCCCGAGCAACCCCCCTAAAGCGGTTGATTATGCCGATATTAAAGACCAAGGTAAAATTCCTTACGGTAAGACAGCTCCGGCTCCTGTGGCTGGTGGTTTGAC